TTGGCGAAACCCAGTTGTCGGCAAACAGGTGGAGTTTGGCAGTTTTCCGAATTTAGGCGACGAAACGCGCTACCAAGGCCGCCCGCACGATCTGATAGTGTTTGATGAAGCGGCAAACATGAGAGAGTCTCAAGTTAGGTTTTTGATGGGATGGCTTCGCACAACTTTAATTGGGCAGAAATGCCAAGCTTTGATGACTTTCAATCCGCCCACTGATGAGGACGGGCGGTGGATTATCAGTTTCTTTGCGCCGTGGTTGGATAGGACGGCGTTCCCCGCGCCTGCATTAGCGGGTGAGTTACGGTATGCTGCATCTATCCCTGCTGAAAACGGCACATCAAAAGATTTGTGGGTAGATGGGCCGGCCCCGTTTGTGCTTCACGATGGCGAGCCGCTGTACGATTTTGACACCCGGCAATACAGGGCTCAGGACATCATCACGCCGATGAGCCGGACGTTTATCCCCTCCAGCGTTTCCGACAACCCGTTTCTTGTCGGCACGGGCTATATCGCACAGCTACAAGCACTGCCCGAGCCGCTCAGGTCACAAATGCTGCACGGTGATTTTATGGCGGGTGTCACTGACGACCCGTGGCAAGTGATCCCAACGGACTGGGTTGATAGGGCAATGGACAGATGGACTGACAGATACCCCAAAGGCGAGATGGACAGCCTTGGCTGTGACGTAGCGCGTGGCGGCAAAGACGAAACGGTGCTAGCGCGTCGGCACAGCATGTGGTTCGATCAGCCGCTTGTCTATGCAGGGCAGCAGACACCGGACGGGCCAGCCGTGGCGGGTTTGTGCATATCAGCGTTACGCGATCAAGCCCCGATCCATATTGATGTCATAGGCGTAGGCTCATCCCCGTATGATTTTTTAGTTCAGGCGCAGCAGCAGGTTTTGGGCGTTAATGTATCGGAAAAATCAGTGCAAACGGACAGATCAGGACGGCTGAAATTCTTTAATGTACGCACAGAGCTATGGTGGATGATGCGTGAGGCACTAGACCCGGCCTATGACAACGGCATCTGTCTGCCTCCGAACAAGCGGCTAAAAGCGGATTTATGCACACCACGTTGGGCAATGAAAGACAGCGGCACTATCCAAGTCGAAAGCAGGGAAGCGATAGTAAAACGGCTGGGCAGATCACCGGACTACGCCAGTGCGTATGTCCTCGCACTCATCGACACGCCAAAGGTTTTAAGCCAAAAGATTATAGCGTTTTACAACCGCAAAACGAGTTGGCGGTAGCATAATTAACGGCTAATTACGCCACTAGATTTAAAACATTGTCGGGAGACAACGGTGATTGATATACAGACACACAGCACACCCCGCATAAGTGACGGTGACGAAGATGACACGGTAACAACTAAGCCCGACACAGCCGAAGCGTTGACGGTTGACAAGCTGGAAACGTGGCTGAACGAGATACGCAACCAGCCGCACTGGCGGCCCACCGCCGACATGGAGTGCGAATACTACGACGGAAACCAACTAGCACCGGATGTTATTGAGGAGCTAGAGAGCCGAGGGCAAGCCCCTATCATCGACAATCTTATAATGCCGACGATCAATGCGATTTTGGGGATGCAGGCCAAAAGCCGCATGGATACAAAAGTTGTCGCTGAAACTGGCGAGACAAACACCGATGTTGCGGATGCGTTGTCAGTGATGATGAAACACTATGGAACGGAATCACGGTCGGACAGGGCAAAGTCTGACGTGTACGCAGAGGGAATCAAGGCTGGTGTGAGTTGGTTTGAGGTGAGTCGCAACAGCAATCCATTTGAATGCCCCATCCGATACGATCACGTTCACCGTCGAGAGATTTATTGGGATTGGCGCAGCAGGAAACAGGATTTATCCGATGCGCGTTATCTGATAAGAAGGAAATGGATGGATAAGGATGTTCTATTGGCGGTGATGCCAGATCAAAAGCCGTTTATTGATTATGCATTGGGCGGCATACAGCCGTGGGATATGGCAAGCCAACAGCAACAGGTGCGGATGGGGCGTGGTCATGAGTACGATTTTGGCGCAGGTTTTGGGGTCAGTATTGAGCAGTATGAATGGATGAACGTCGAGCGACAACGTCTGGTTGTGTATGAAGTTTGGTACAGGGTGATTGTAAATGGCATGGTTGCAAAAATGCCCAATGGCAAAATCGTTGAGATTGATGAAAATGACCCGCTGCAACAGATGGCGTTGCATACAGGTGCGATAAACCCGCGCCCGGCTACGTTTGACAAAATCCGCTGTGCAATTTATTTAGGGCCGAGACTGATAGGCGATTACCCATCACCATACAAGCACAGACACTTTCCGTATGTGCCGTTTTTTTGTTTTCGAGAGGACAACACGGGCATCCCCTACGGGCTGATACGCCCGATGATTAGCCCGCAAGATGAGATTAATGCGCGTAAATCAAAAATGTATTGGCTTCTGTCAGCTAAGCGCGTCACCGCAACGGATGGCGCGGTTGCCGATCATGCCGTGGCGGCGCGTGAGATAGCGCGTCCCGATGCGTATGTGATTGTAAGCAACAAGCCAAATGAGCGGTTTGAGGTTCAAGAAAACGGCCCGATGGCGCAACAGCAGTTTCAAGTCATGCAGGAGGCTAAAGAGTCAATCCAAGCGAATGTGGGTGTACACAATGCGACACTAGGCAGGGATTCCGGCGCGACAAGCGGACTGGCAATCAACTCGCTGGTTGAGCAAGACAGCATCACGCTCGCCGAGGCAAATGACAATTTCAACATGGCATGTCGTCATGCTGATGAGCTGATGTTGTCAAACATCATCGTTGAGTTGAGTGACAAACCTAACCATCCAGTGACAGTCGAAGACCCGGCAAGCGGCGGCGATAAAGTCGTTATGCTTAACCAGCTTCAGGTTGACCCGCAAACCGGACAGCCAACCATCATTAATGACATAACCAACATTAACGCCAAGGTGGTGCTGAGTGACACACCAAGCACACCCACATTCAGAAACCAGCAGTTAAGCCAAATGTCTGAGGTGATGAAAGCATTGCCGCCGAATGTGCAGGCGATGTTGTTGCCCATGTACCTGCTCGCAACCGATTTGCCGCAGCGGCAGCAAATGGCGGATGTTATCCGCAAAGGTCTGGGATTGGGCGACGACAACGGTCAAGACCCGCAAGTGCAGCAGCTACAACAGCAGTTGCAACAGGCTATGGATAAAATTCAGGAGCTGCAACAAAAACTGCTCGCAAAATTCCCGCCTGAAATTATTGCGGCGCAGGTTGCCAAAATGCTGGCTGAAGCGGACAACATCAAGGCCGGAACGGTGGAAACCAATGTCAAGGCATTGTACGAGGCGATGCAGTCGGCTGAAGCGGTGGCGGTCAATCCGGCTATCGTGCCGATTGCGGACAGCCTAGCCAAGTCAGCAGGGTTTGTGGATTCAACGGGCGGCGACATGGGGCAAGAGGTGGGCAACGGGCAAATGCCTCAAGGTGTCCAGCCTAACCCGACATTACCACCGTCACCGCAAATGCCGAGCGGCGGACAGCCACCGGCTATGACAGACGGGCAACAATTACAGTCACCGGCGCAAGGTGTGGCGGGTGGCATTGAGCAGCAGGGCAACCAAGTGGGGCAGTGATGGACGAGTGCAAGATAGATTTTGACGTAAACACAACGATCAATGGCGATGACATTGAAAGCCAGATTGATTTGATTATGGAAAACGCGATTGTGCAAACTATGCATGAGGTGGTGAGAACGCGGGACAAGCAGGTGCGTGATGCACTGTTGAAAATGGGCTGGACACCGCCAACAAAGATAATATTGCCGCGTTAAACACAATATGTTGTGGTTGGCATAGAATTTTATGCAAGATATTGTATTTTAGTTTGATTGTTGTTTGGTTTTATTGTATAACTGAGCTTGACAGCTACTTGCTGTTTTTGCGGCGCACTTGCGACAAGGTGCGGTTTTATCAGCGGCCCAAGGCGATATTTGGGCATCACGTCGGGAGACGTTACGAATGACAGATTTAGCGCATTACTTTGAAACGGGGGAAGTACCGTCTGACCCCGCTGTTTTGGCAGAATTGCTGGCACAAATGGAAATCGGAGAGATGGATGCCGAATCGGTTGAAGCGGCTAACGCCGTAAGCGCAGCAACCAGCGCGGACACCCAGAAAACCGAACCAGAACCTGACGGCATTCTGACAAAAGACGGCAAGCACGTCATTAGCTACGATGTGCTGAAAAACGAGCGGTTTCAACGGCAGGAAGCGGAGCGTAAGTACCAAGAGTTGCAGGCCGAGCTTGAGCGTACAAAAACTGTGCCCACTGTTGTTGAATCGGTGTTTGCAAAAATGACACCCGAAGAAATTGCAGACATGCAGGAGTATTTTCCTGAGCGTTATGCCGCGTTTCAAGCGCAAGAGCAACAATTGTCGGCTTTGGCACAGCAAAATGCTGAATATCAACGCATCGAGCAACAGCGTCAGCTTGAGATGCACCGTCAGTTGCAAATGACAGTTCAGGAACACGTTGACGCTAACCCGGTGCTAAGCCACTGGAAACTGAACAATCCTGAAGCGTGGGATTATGCTGTCAAGCAGGATGAGATGTTGCAAGTCAATCCGATGACTAAAGACATGCCCATGCCGGAGCGTTTCGCCAAGGCGGCTGAGTTGGCAATGCAGATTTACGGCAATCCGGTTGAATCTGCAAAGCCAGCACCAACAACGGCACAAAACAAGGCAATGCCTTTCAATTCGCTGTCCGATTTAAAAGGAGGCGAACCTGTTGCCGACAACACGTTGTCGTCACTGGAAAAATTGAGTACCGCACAAATAGCAAACATGATGGTGGGCAAAACCGCAGATCAGATAGCAAAGATGATGAACCAGTTTATATAACCCGCCGTGAGGCGGCATGTGCCTCCGCAAAATTAGCGGAGGCTTTTTAACTACTGTCGTGATGACAGAATGGATAGATTATGTCAGGTTTTAACGTACCTATTGGCAGTGCGCTAGCTGCAAAGTATTTCAGCGCGGCTGTGTTCGCCGGTGTGCAGTCGTCACCGGGTTTCATGAATTTATTGAGGGGCGACGCGCCGCAAATGGGCGAAGCTGCAAGCAAGCTGAAGGGGCAAACGTCTCCTAGCTACCCTATCGTGCAAGTCACCGATTTGAGCCAGACGGCGGGTGATCGCATTTCGGTTGATTTGTTCAACATATTTACTGGCAAGCCCGTGATGGGCGACCGCCGCATTGAAGGTAAGGGCATGAACGCCACGACTTCAAGCCAAGATGTTTGGATTAACCGTTCCCGCGGTATGTCGGACACTGGCGGCAAGATGATTCAAAAACGTACGCGCCAT